CAATTTGCAAATTTTGTAGTTGTGCTTTGAGTATTCGTTGACTGTTTGCCAAACCGTCGCTGGTACGGGCAAAGTCGCCTTGTGCGTCAGTTGTTTGTTCGTAGATAACTTTTTGCGCTGCAAGCACCTTTTGTTGTGCTGTCAACGCACCGTTACCGTCATAGATACCTAACGACATTGCTGCCGCTTTAAGTGACGCGTCGTTTAACAAAACGCCGTAACGTCGCAACGGTTCTGCTTCGCCTCGAAGTGCTGCACCTATCGCGTTAATAGCGTCCTCAGGGCTTGTATTATTAAATGAAGCAAGGTCTGACGCAAGCGCCGTAAAATCGTTGGAAAACTTAGCAAGTTCTACACCCCCTAGACCAGCCGCTTTGCCAAACGTGCCGAACGTGCCGGCAGCCTGCAAAACGGCGTTTTGTGATTGACCTAACGCTGTGGCGGCGGTCTTAGAAAAATTCTCAATTTCTTTTGCACCTTCACCAAAAATAACATTGACTTTGCTTAGATTTTCCTCTAAATCTGACGCGGCTGATATTGCTGGGCCTGCCGCAGCCGCCAAACCAGCGAGCGCAGCCGCCGCAGGTATCGCCGCTTTTTTGATTGCAAACTGTGCTTTTTCACCTGCAGTTTCGAGTTGCTTAAATTCTTTGATTGCTTTGTCAATGCCTTTGCCGTCAAACTCGGAAACAATGGGTATCGCTAATGCCATGTCAAACCTCTTTTTGCACAGTCTTGATTGTGTCCAAAATCATTTTGGTCATCTCTGCTTCAATGCCGCGTCGCGCTTTGTAAACGGCTGGCCCGATCAGTCGAGTGCGACCAGCACCAACAAACCCAAGCGCGTTACCAAGTTTGTTTGCGTTGGCTCGACCTGCCGCTTCAAAGATTGCTGCCGCCGGGTCTTTTTGCTCAATCAAAATCACGCCCACCGCACCTCGACGTGTGTCAAATCGCATTTTTACACCGTTGACCGCTTTGCCGACCGTGAACGGAAATAGTTTGCGATTGCGTTGTGTCCAGTTGTATTGCATACCTGACAACGGCACTTTTGTGTAAACGGCTTTAGCGGCGTTGATTGCTGGTTGTGCTATTTCGGTTGATTGCGCTTTGAAGTCTTTTTGCAGTTGTGGGTCGATTTTGCGTAGCCCGTTGATCGCGTCTTTTACACCGACAATTTCGATAGTTGTAGTTGCTGGCATGCGCGTCACCTCTTTTGCTTATTTAATACTGTAATGACCGTGATTAGGTCGCGCGTGTCAAACTCGATATTCGTAGGCCAGTACCCTGTTGCAACTAGCAGTTCGGCTAGCTGCCGTCGGTAACTGCCTACGCCGTAAGGTTTGGGTCTGTCTCGTCAACCGCCTCGATTGTCATGTTTGGGTTTGCTTTAACCCAATCACGATATGTTGCAGGCATTTTTTCGCCTTGCAGTTTTAACAAATGGTATGCCCAGCAAACTAGATCGCTGTAGCCGATACCTTTGCCGTCGCTTGTTTTACGGTTCTCGGTGCGTTCCCATTCGCAAATAACAAACATGTTGGTCGTTAGTTCGCGCACCTCTGTGCCGTCACCTAGATCAACTTTTAGTTTTAGTCTCATTTGTGCTTGTCCTGTTCTCGGCCAGTTAAGGCACGTTTATGGTGTTGTGTCTGCGACGTATGTGCCACCCATGAATTCAATGTCATAGGTTGACAATTCGCCCAAAGTTGCGTTCACGACTGGCAACGCACTCAAATATGTGTTGGTCAACTCAAATGCCGGGTTTGTGGCGCTGATCGTTGCGTCAACTGGGGTTACTCGAATAAAGCATTTTGTGCCGACAAGTGCCGACAAAGTTGCATAAGTTTCTGACGCTGCATAAGACGCATAGACCGTCAATGTGGCGCTGTTTGATTGCAGGCCTGCGGTGTTTGTGCGAGCCGTTGAACCAAACGCTGTGTCCTCAAGTGCTTCGACGTTGTAGTTGACGACGCATGATGAAACTTGGTCGGTGATATCTACGACTGAACCGCTACTGGCCCCGACTTCAACTTTCGGGTTGCTGAGATATGTGCTTGTTGCCATTGTTACTCCTTAAGTGTCTGTAATAGTTTTACCATACCGCAACCGTGACCATGTGTATGCTCACGCTGTTTGTGCTTGTACGCCAACCGATAGGTCGTAGCACGGGTACTCTTGCCCGCCGATGTCGAGTGTGCCGGGTCGCCCCGACATAACAATTATGTCTGAGCCAAGCACGGTTGCGGTGATCTGCAATATTTCGCGTAATACGGGTAGCCCTGCTGGGCCGCTGCCGACAATTTTGATCGGGTAGTCCATGCGTACGATGTTGCCGTTGCCAGCGATCGTGGTAAAACTTGGCGCTTGAATAAACACACAATTTGGCACGAGTTTGGTTGGGTCGGTTACGACACGCAACGACGTGATTGCGGTAAGCGTTGCGCTGAGATCGTCTAGCGTCTCGTTGAATAGATCGGTGTATGGTGCGGGCATCAGGCAACCGCAGGTCGGTCAATACCTAACAACTGTTTAACGATCGGCGTTAACGATTGCTGGGGTGCTGTACCCATGTTGTCAAACGACGCAAATACGTTCTCGAGCGAGCCACGCGAACGCCACAACGCCGCCGCATACATCAAAGTACCGAGCGTGACATCACCGCTAGGCGACGTGCTAAGGCTGTCGTTGTAGCCTGCCTCGGCTCGTCGGCGACTTGCAAACTGGTTCGAAGCTGACACGGCCTGCGTAATCAGCGTGTAATCATCTGACGGGTCAGTAATCGACACGCCCAAATACGTGATTAGGTTTGCTGCCGTAATCCACGAACAAGTTGGCGTGAACGCAACCGTGCCGGTGTAGATCGCAACAAACTCAACGGGGTTGCCTGTGCAGGCGTAAAGCAGTTGGTTAGCAATCGGTTGTGTTTCGTCAAATGTCCATTCGCCCGTAACGCTGTCTATGCCCGTGTATTTGTATTGCGGGCAGTTCAGTACCGTGAACGTGCCGTCAAACGGTGCGCTTAAACTGCCGACAGTAATGCTGTCACCAACCTGTATGTCGGTTGGCTCGAGCGTAGATATGCAGGCGTAGTTATTTAGTAACTGTTTTGACGCTGTTAGATATGTTGCCATAGCGGTTAGGCCGCTATGCGATTAGGCGATCGCGATTGACTGGATAAACGACGACTTGGCAACGAAGGTTGCGAAGTATCCGTAGTACGAGAACGTGCGCGACAATGTTGACGGTACTTCTACCGACATGATGCCTTTCTGTTGTTCGTACACCTCGAAGCCCGGTGCGTAAACAACGAGCATGGTGCTTGCAGCGAAGTTGTTGTCAACTACAAGTTGCAAACCGAGTGGGTTCATCGAGTTGTAGGTCAGGTTGCCTGATGCTGTACCCAAACCGTTTTGTTGCACGATGTTTTGGCCGTTTACTGCTGGGAACAATGGGCGCTTGCTGCTGTCCAACTGTGACCCGAGTTTTTCCCAAACATCAGGTGACACAAACAAGTGAGTTGGGAAATAGTTGCTGTCCTCTGCAATTTCTCGTGCAGCGTCAAACAACGAGTTCACCAACGATGTTGGGTCGCCTGCTGTAACTGTCCATGTCGAACCTGACGCGGTTTTGCCTGCAACCATGTTGTCGGCTGCAATGTTGTCAGTTGCGATCAAGTATTCGCCTGCAAGGTCGTTCAAGATCAAGTTCATTGCGGCTGGGTCTGTGAAGTCCATGTCTTGTACCGACAAAGTGACTTGGCCTGCAACGGTTGTTTTTGTGACTACGTTGCTTGCGATCACCATTGTTGTTGCTGATGCTGCCGCACCTTCGGTTTGTGTTGCTGCCGAAGTGTGCGTTGTGATCGTTGGGCGAATAAATGTTTTGCTTGGTGTGTTTGGCATTGCTCGAGCGCCCAACGCTGATACGACTGGTCGCACGAAGTTGAGGTCTTGGAATAGTGGGCCAAGAACCGGCTGAGGTAAGAGCCCGGGCGTATCTGTCGTGGCTATATCGCCCGCCGCTGCTTGCAACGCGCTTTGGTTTTTGCGGTTAGCAGATTGAAACGCGTTATTTACTTTTGCGAACGTGTCGCCGCCGATGTGCATAGCGGCAAGGTATTCGCCTGCGCTTGGCATCTTAAATTCTTGTTTTGGTTGCGCCCACAATTTGTCAACTGTTGACTGTGCTGCTTCAACTACTGGTGTTTCGATTTTGTCGCTCATGGTTGTTTCCTGTTCTGTGTCTTGTTCTGATTGTAACTCTACTTGTGGCTCGGTTTCGTGGATAGTCTCGTCCGGTGCGCTGGCTGCAACCTCGGTGATGACCGCGCCACTAAACGCACCCTCGCTGACTAGCGATAGTTCTGACCAGTTGGCGGCCTCGACGATCATCACGCCTTCTTCGTCGTAACTAAATTTTGTGGGTGTTACACCGACCGACACGGCATCTATAACGCCGTCATTGGCGAGAGTAAGTGCCTCGTCGCCCAGCCGTGTTTGGCTGATTTTGGCCGTAAACATCATGCCCTGCGGGGTGTCCACGCGCTCAACGACTTTGCCAACGATTTGGTTGCTGTCGTGTTGCATATAAAGTTTTGGGTCGCGCCCCGTGACTGGCAACGACCCTTGCAAAAACCGTACCTTTGTACCGTCATTGACGGTCGCTGTTTCGTCGTAAGTGACTGCTACGCCTGAGATTGAGCGCGACGGCAAGCCCTCTGCCGCCGCTGCGTCAACCGTGATCTGTGTGGGGGTAAGTCTGATCATAAATTTTATAGTACTCCATTTGGTATCGGGGTTTCGGAATTGTCTTCACGGTAATCACTCATCGAGTATTCGCCCTTGAGGTAGTCCTCAACGTCAAATTCGACGTATGTGCCGTTAGGTAGCACGTTGTTTTGGCTGAGTGTGCCAGCGATGCAATCAGCGTAAGCACGTACGCCAAATGTCCACAAATCCATTCGTGCTTCGGCGCTCGACTGGTACGAGTACGAGCCGACCGAGATGCCTGCAAGGTATGGCGGAATGTTGCATAGCCGCGCCATTTCCATTGCTTGAAACTCTGCGCTTTCAATCAGCAACATTTTGTCAGGGCTAGTTAGTGTCTCTGTGTAGGTGACAAATTCGTTTAGCGCCGCTGTTTGGTTTGTTGCTCGAGCCGCATTAAAGGCTGCCGCTAGATCGGCTAACTCTTGTGCGCTTAACGGCTCGCCACCTGTCTGACGCAAAATGCCTGCCGGTATTGCCGACGATGAGTTTCTAAACCGTGCGGCCTCAAGTTGTAACGCTGTCGCAATCGCTTTTTCGCTCATGTAAACGATGCCTTGTATCGGCGACAAAAATTGCACGACATCGTTTGGGTCTAGGCTGCCGCCTTGGAAAATAATTTCTTTTGACGGTGCAAACCAGACGGGGCCTGATTGGTCAAGTGTTTGTACCATTGCGGCGGGTAGTCGAGTGAACGACGCTGGGTATCCGTCGGCTGTGCGTGACGTGATATACCAAAATGCGCGACCAAAGAAAAATAGATCGTCAAATGTCCACGACATGATAAAACTGTTTGGCAATGTTGGGTCTATGCGTCGCAACCAAGTGCGCGGCGCTAGTGGTACTTTTTCCATTTCGTCGCCGTTCCAAATTTCGTTATACATTTTCAAATTCATGCAACCAAGCACCGATGCCATAAGGTCTCTCGAGCGACTTATGGTCGCTACGCTCATTGCACGATTACGAGCATCGCCCTCAAGGTACGAGTAGTACTGGCCGATCATTTGTGCGCCGCCGTTGTTGACGCTGTTTGTGTAGTACCCGCCTGCGGCTGCCGCTTTAGTTGGCTCAGGCGATATCGCCGCCTTGTTTACTGACCGTGAGAATATCGCCATGTTGTAAGTATGCCACCAATTTATTTGACGGGTGTTGATAGGCGACCGCTAAGCGTCAACCGAGAAAGTAAGAACTTAACGGCCGCCCAGCAAAATACTAGCCACCTGCTACGACGATCATTGGTTTGCCTGTTGCGGTCGGTCGTGACGCGAGCGCCGCTGACCAAACCAAACACCGCGCCAATTCGATCGGGCCGGGTGATCGCTGGCTCGATAGCGCGATGCTGTTTTGACTGCGTACGGCGACGGCGCGTTGCACGTGTTCGGCAAGCATATTTTCGCCCGTATGCCAAAGTAGTTTCTCGTTAATCATTGACTTTATGCGTGGCGTGAATTTAAGTATTTCGCCGTAGCCGACAACGGCCCTGCGACGCTCGAGCGCTAATGGCCAATGAATATCTATTGACGGACTGATAGCAAATTTGATTGCCGTGTTTTTTGCTAGACGCTCGACGTGTTGCAACATTTCGTTGTATGTGTCGCAAACAAATTCGACGGTGACGACGGTGCGGCGATCGTCAAGCACGACGGCTCGGGTAGCAAAGTAGCGGTCGTCGGTCAGGCTGGTTTCTATGGCGATTGTGCCGCCGTCGGGCATCGGGTCGGTGTACTCAAGTTCAGGCCACAAACCCGGTGCAATCCACGACTTATCAGACGCGACCCAAAGGTTGCATGACGCGCGCAAAAACGACGCACGGTCAGGGTTTTCGCTTTCAGCCTCAATCGTTTTTAGGGTTAGGGTTTTGCCTAGCGCTGGGTTTGCCCAGCCCCATGCGCGACTATCCATAGGCGATATGTCAGGTGGCGGCGACCACTCAGCAAAATAGAGTGATGACGGCTCGGCACGGTCAATAGATCGCAACCCTTGCTCACGCCAACGTTGCATCGCGGTACTTGCCTCTGTGCCAGCCGTTGACCAAGCGCTCAGCAATGGTGATCGGCGGGCGCGTTGCGCTGGTAGTAAACCGCCGTCAATGACAGTCGAGCCAATATCCCAAATTTCGTCGGCAACGATTAGGTCGCATGACATACCGTGACCGACACTTGAATTGGCTGCACGGATAAACCACTTTGACCCGTCGGGCATAGTGACTTGGTTGCGACCGTACGACCGCATCAGTTTTGCACCAAACCGCAACTCAAGAATGTCAGCCAATTTGTCGTAGAGCATGACCGCCAAGTCAAGACGGTGCGCGGTAGATAACACAGTTTGCGGTATGCCCCGGTGCTTAGGCATCTCGGTCAGCCACCAACCAACCAACGCCGTCAACGCAACCGTTTTACCGTTCTGACGCGCCGTACTAACCATTGACATACGATGCAAAAAATCTTCGTCGCCGTCAAACAACAACTGACCGTCTAAAACTCTCTGTTGCCACGGCATCAACTCAATGCCCAAATGCTGTAAAGCCCAGCCCCCCACCTCAGCCCCAAACGAACCAGCCGCATCAGGCCACACCGTCTCCAGTCTCGGCTGATCTCGGCCAGTTACCGCCAGTTCAGGCTGATCTGGGTCATCTGAGATAATCCTGAG